TCTGGATTGGTGATAAGAGCAAATTTCTTCTTGCCATTAAGGTAAATCTCTTGTCCATTGACATAAAGCATGTCATTAAACGCATTTTTGGGTGCGTTAAAAATATTAATCATGTCCATTGATTATTTTCTCCTTTCTTATTGAAATAGATTAAAAAAGTTACTAGGTGTTGCATCTTCGTTTGGCATTTGGCGAATTTGTTTCTCCAATTGGTCAATACGTGATTGCAGATACTTTGCGAATCCCTCAACTGTCATATCATCCTGTTTGTAGTTTTTCATTGCATGTGGTTGATTTGCGATTGAGTTAAGGACAGCAAGAGCCGTTGCATAAATTGCTTTCTTGCTCACTTTAGAAGAAGCGTTGTAGTTTGCTTCACCTTGTAATCCTTCTTCTTCTAGATAAACAAGTAATTCTGCTTCTGGTAACTCAATGCCACCGATTTCCATTTTTAATCTTTCTATATTATTCATAAATAAATACTCCTTTGTTAATGGTTTGTTGTATATTAAACATTCGTAAGAGTTACAAACTAACTGATTGATGTACTCTTGAATGCGAATAGGTGTCTCTAATGGCTCATTATTGTAGAGCCAAGTACCTTCATAAGTGAATACGAAGATATGTGCTTTTGCTGTATTGTGTTCTGCTATGTAAAATCCATCTAGTTTAATGCCATCACTTGTTATGTACTCCATGAGCGAATCATCTTTGAAATGAACAAGAGTTGTGTCATAGTTAGTGAATATCAATTCTTGATAAAGCATGTGAGCAACAAATGGATAAATTGTCTTGTATTGATTGGTTCTCATAAGTGGTTTTTGTATCACTTTTCCAATCGTGGGGTATAACTTTTTAATCTTTTGTTCCAGATAATCAAGTGATTGTCGTGGGAGTTGAATTAACTTTTCAAGCATTGTGGATTTTCCTTTCTAACCTCCTCTGTAAAAAAAGGGAGAGGTGTATATTTTTTCGGGTGTGTGTTGGAGGGTATGCTGTAGGCATTTTTTCCGATGATGGGGTAAAGGTATCGTTCGTGTTTATTTCTAACCAAACCAAGAATAAACAAGCGTAATACTCTAAAGCCACGACGAACTACCCCTATAAGATTCCTTATAGGGCACTTACCTGTACTATAATGCAGGTTATAAATCAAAATGCGATAGTTTACATAAGGTGTATCCTCGAAACTAAAACTACATGAACTTTCCATGAAAAATAGTGGATAATGTTCACATTTTTATTTTGGTTAAATATGTACTTACTCATCTGATAATTGCTTATGAGCAGACGACAGAGAACGTATATTCACATGATAAACAAGAGACCATTCCCCTTCGTACACATAGTTTATATGGACGCTCTCACGTGCATACATGTACATATACTTAACAGGTGTGTGTTCGTATAGCATACCTCTAATTCCCAGAATCTCCTCTACAAAGGCATTACCTTTTAATGTTCACATTCCCACACACCAATTTTAATTACTCGGCTATATCTTGCTCTCCATCTTGTTTCGATACTTCTTCTGTAACGTTTTGTGTTTTACTTTTCTCCTGCACCTTAGTATTTGCATCTAAGATACGTCTTAACTCTTGATGCTCATTTGAGATATATGGTGACATTTCAACTAATGATTCAATTGACATAGCACCAACTTCAAACATCTTAACAATATTGTCAATTACTTCGCTTTCAACAACTGGTCTTGCATAGTGGAACTTCATACCTAATGATTCAATAGCATCTTCACTATACGACTTACCAACTTTACTCATCAGCCCAATAATCTTCTCATTACGTTGCTCTAATCCTTCACGAAGATAACGCTCATTGATACCTGCTTTCATATCAGCCAATTGATACAACATTCTCATGCTCATCTCACTAAGGTTGCTTACATCACTTGCATTAAGAGCAACAGCAGGAACACTGGCAATATTCATTAATTGTTGTACAAGAGTATTAAAGATCGTCTCAAATGCTTGATGGTTAATCTCATTGCTCACCATCTTAAAATCAGCATTATCGTCTAATGTAATACCACCGCCTACGATATGTGGGCTTAACCCTTCACCTCTCAACTGTTGACCAATAACAACAGGGATAGGATTATGATGTTTATAGAATGAATCACTGAACTTACTCAATAAATCTTCCATGTTATCAATAATGTTGATAAAGTCGTCTAAGTCACTCTTACCGAATAACTCACTCATCTCATTTCCTATCTTGTAGTGGATAGGTAGACCACTCACATTTTTATAAGCACCGATAACCTTTAACTCACCATCACCTAATGTGCTGTATTTGACCACATCAGTATGTGAATATACAACATAGTATCCACTTTCTAATGATGTGTAGTATTCTACAAATGAAATCATGTTCATCTCATCATCATAGATAGGATAGCCACATTCAGTAGGGATAACCTTAGATGTAATGTCTCCTTTTGCATTAACATACACATATTCATATGCGTTTCCATATTTGATTAGGTTAGATAGAATGTCAACATTAATATTGTCATATTTACCCTTCTTGTTAATACGTTTAATATCAGCAACGATGCTTTCATCACCAATAATAGTAAGTGGTTGTTTCAATAGGTAGGTAGTTTCTAAACGCACAATGAGTTTTGCGTATTGAAGAACAACTGCTCTTGCTTCATACGGCTTACCGTTGTGGTGTTCTATCTTTCTATTTAGGATGGCATGTCTGCCATCTAAATACTTTTTCTTTTCAATAGTATCTAGCACACGTCTTTGATTATCATAGTGGGATACCTCATCTACAAACCAGAATTGATTGCTGTTGTGGACTAATTTGATATACTCTTTTAAATCCATTTTTTAACTTCCTTTCCATAATAAAAAGCACCCTAAAATTTAGGATGCTTGTAAAATCTTATCTGTTATTTAAGTAGTTTTGAAACTTTTGTACTTCGCCATATAAACCTTCAAATACTTCTTCATATCTTCCTTCTTCATGAAGTGTTTTGGCAACAGATTCTGCGAAGTGATAACTTCTTTGACATTGAGGAACAATTTCATATATGTTGGATTCATATGATACACTACTAATTGTTTCTGCGTTATCAACCTTGTTTCTTAGTGAGTCAAATAAATCTAAAATTTGTCCATGCTGCTCTCTAGTTACATTCATTTCGAATAGTAATCTGCTAAAACTTGTATTGTCGAAAAGTAATTGTTGTCGAAATTCAATTAAATCTAAACGCTCAAGTAACTCTGGGTTCATCGTTTTCACCTCCTTTCACCCTAACAAAATTCGGCAAAAATCGCGAAAATCCTTTTTATATATACCATTTATTCTGCTTAATACCTTGAATAGCGAGAGCCGTTGCGATAACTAAGTCATCGTGATTACTTTCACCTTTCTTATTTCCTGTCTTTCCGTCTTTCTCAACGAAAATCTGCATCTCTCTTAATGTCTTTGTACAGTTAATCAAAATCATTTCCAATTCGAATTGCTCTTTCAAATCTGAAATCATAATTGGTTTCGTTATCTGTGTAGTTTGAAATCCGAATTGCATTTTGTTTTTGCCTGTCTGCTGATTAAATACACGATGCTTGTATAGATTTAGATACTCATATTCCTTTCTTAGACGTTCTAAAATTGGAGTACCAAATGAGTTTCTTTCTACTGTCAAGAAAGCATAGTTGTACCATTTGCCGACAATATCAACTAACTTGGCAAACTCATAGACAGGTGTTTTGTTATCGTAAAAACTCATGACCTGCTCACCATATTCATTTAGGATGGCAATGGTTGAGTTATCGCCACCGCTACCAGATGCGGTATCTACACCTGCATAATAGCGAACGCCTTTTTGTGGCAATGAGTAAATCATGAGCGATTTACCAACATACTTTGCAATGCCTTCTGGAACGTCCATCTTGATGTCTTTATAATCTTTAGGTTCAACCACATACTTTAAGCGATTGATAATTGCTTGTTGGTTAAATACGCTTAGACCACTAGAGACAAAGGATTCCATAGGTGATGCAGGGAACTCTTGATAGAATTGTTGTAAACTCATATCAAGCAGTTTCCATCTACGCCACATTAATTGTTTGAGCGTACATCCATTCTTAAACAGATATTCTTCGTCTGGCTCTAAATCTTGTTCGCTCAGACGCTTACCGCTATTTCTTGTTTTGTACCATCTTTCTGCTTCATCGTAATCATCTTTGAATTGTTTTGCGTATGAAGAAGAGTAGAACGGAAAGAAGAATGGTTTATACTTCGAGTTTCCGTCATATGCGTTCATGAAGAGTGTTTGGTAAGAGTTGAAACCATTTGAGGTTGTTTCAATTACTAATTTTGATGTTTTACTCTTTGCCAATGCTTGCTCGGCTGATAATAGGATTGAATCTTGATTCTCATAGAATGCAAATTCTGAAAGCAATATATACTCATATGTAGTTCCTCGACCAACATCTTTTCCACCTGCTGTTGCAAGGTTGATAGATGATCCATTATCCAACTTTAATTGACCTCTGTTGTTCTGTACATCTTTAGGGAACTTAAACTTATCATGTGGAAGGTCATCGTACATCATTTTCAGTTTGTCGAATAGAGAGGTTGATGATTCTTGCTTATACGATACAATCAAGTAATTTGTACGTGGTCTTGTGCATGCCATCCATAAACACAAGCCAAGGGACAGCGTAGAAAATCCAATCTGTCTTGCCTTTGCGATTACGTTAAAACGTTCCATTTCTTTTACGAATTGTTCTTGTTGGTCATTAACTGCAAATGGTACATATTCACCTGTGTTTGTAGCGATTTTGACAAAGTTTTTAAGCCACAAAATAGGGTCTTGATTAATCTTTTCTAACTTCTGTGCTGTTGTTAAGTTTTTCTTTGCCATTTTAAATCTCTAACCCATCGTCTTCCTCTTCTACATCCTGTACAGTAGAGAATCCTTTAATCATGAGGTTGATTTCCTTATTCAGTTTTAAGAGCGTTGCAATTACTTTGTCATCACCTTCAAGTGCCTTTATTTCTACAACCTTATAAATCTTTTGCAAAGAATCCATTTGTGTTGATTGCAGATATAGAGCCACAAGATGTGCATACTCTAATGTTTTCTCCCAATCTTTAAAGCCACTCATGGTTTTACGATTAACAGAAGCAAGAAACTCTTGCTCTGTCTTAGGTTGTACTTCTTGGTAAAATCGTGTATCTGGAAATTTGTAATGAAAGTACGCACGATTTTCTTTCGTAACTTTCTTTAATGCTTCTTTTAATGTCATTTCATTTACCTCTTTCTTACATATCATCATCGAAGAAATCATACTCTTTTTCTTTCTTCTTTAATCTCTTTGCACGTTTCTGTGCTTGGTCTTCTTCCCATTCTTCTTCTGTCATATATTCTTCTGGATTTGCATTCATTTTTTCTATTTGCTTATCCACAATTCTATCGACCTTCTCTTGTTGTGCTTGGTGAGCAAGATGCTCTTCATATTGCTTTTCCAATCTCTTAACAACGTATTTCGCACCTTCTTTTGTGCTTTTCAAGATAGCGTCAATCTTACTTTGACCTGCTTCTTTAACTACTTTACATTCTGTTTCCTTCCACGCTATATAACCTTCTAGTTCCAGAGGTGTCTTTTTGTCGAAGATTTGGTTGAATGTCTTACCATCATATTTCACGATTAAGTCAGTTACTCTTTCACGTTGCTTTTCAAGGAACGATACCTTTTTAGTTTCTGCATCCGCTTTCTCTAACTTCTCACTTGTCTTCATGTCTTTGTCTATGATGTATTTATTTGCTTCTTGTTTCCACTGACCATTTTCATCTTGATACTTTGTACCAGAAATCTTTGTTAGAAAAGTACATTCGTCAATGATTTGTCTTGTACGCTTAACGCTTAATTCTAAAACTTCTGCCCACTCCTTATCACAGATGGCATATTCAAAATTAGCGTTGTTTCTCCATTTGTAGTAAGCGACAACTAATAAAGCATAATCATTGTTCTCTGCTAGATTGTACTCATCTGCTCCGATTTGTGTATACATCTTGAAGTTAAATGGATTCTGCTTCCACTCAACTTTGCTTTGTGCTGCCGTTTTTTTCATATCCTCGCTGATTGTTATAGTCAAGGAATCTTTCTTGATATCTTTCTTATAAACGATTTCAATATATCCCTTTTCGGATAGGTTATTTAAAGCATTTGCAACCCTTGTTTTGTCACGACTTGTCTTTGTTGTTTCCCATCCTAAATCCTCAATGATGATTTCAACGTTAGTACGCACAATCATTGTTCCAACCTGCTTTGCGAATTGAAGGTAAACAAACACCTTCAAATCATCTTTGTTTAATTTATAGTCAGTCCGAAATCCAAAAGCCACATTTGGAATTTGAGCAAAACCTTTGCTTGTCATCTTTAACATTTAAATTAACCCCTTTTAAATTAACCGTTCTTTTTTATTTATCAGTGACAGATTACTGTCTTATAATCCTAATTCTTTACCTTGTTTGTTGTACTCTTCTAAAGCCCCGACCAGATCCTGATTTCTTTCGAATAACCAGAAACGTTTGCCTGTCTTATCGTGGAACGCTGTACAAATAAACTTGAGGCCTTTCTCGTACCTCAAAAATTCATGTAAATTTGTTGAGTAGCAGAAAAAATATTTATTCATATCCATTATGTAAGTATCCCTTTCTTTGACTTAACTGTTGATTACATCAACGTCATATTTAATTGATTTTTGCCCGTCAAAGCATATGAAAACGGGGTGTGGTTTTCTTCTATAGCACCGTTACTATATTTGCTTGTCGGTTTTAGCGTATATCTTTTACGCTCGAACTTTTTTCGTGTTTGGAATTGTTTTTCTGGAAGGATAATATCTAACTCTAATAACTTGCTGATGCCTTCTAGGTTCATGTTTGTCTCTAATAAATTGTTCTCATTTAGGAGGATTTTTTCAGAGGAATTATATCTACGTTTAACTTCTACAAAGTCAGTTAATTGATGTCTCTCTTGGAGACGTATCATTTCTTCTAAGCCCATTTTTTCTAACCATTCGCATTGAACTTTCTTGAACCCTTTGTAGTATCCTAAGTAACTTGAATCGATAGCCATGAGCATTAACTTTCCATCTTCTGTTGAAGGAAGAGGAATATCATACAGAGCGTATAATAACAACGCTGTACTCATTGCAAATTTACTAGTGTAATTGTCTCGGCTAATGCCTTCAATTACGTTTGGATTTGCACTATGTAAATTCGGTTTGCTTGTTGCTGATAATATCGTTACATGATTGTCAAATGTCATTCCTTTGACTAGAGCAATATCAACGCCCACCGCTTTACGCTTATCTGTTTTATCTGTTGAATAGAGTTTGTGGAAATCATAGAAATGTTCTGTTTCCCACCCTTTGACATTCTTAATAATTGTTGCTCCAACTAAACTATCAATGTCATCACTCATACATACAGTAAAATTATTTTCCTCGAATACCCATTGAGGAAATTTGTTTTTAAATTCTTGCTTCATAAATTAGCGAAAGTGTTATACTCCGCTCTCTTGCTTTGCACTAATTTATGTTTAATAAAATACTTCTTTTATTACTCTCGTTTTAATTATTTAATTGTTTTATGTATGTGTTATTCTCCCTTTTACTCACGTGCTGTTAGTAAAAGAGTTAAGTTACTACTACTCTCACATTTTCAACTCCTTTAATTTATCATTTTAAAATAACTCTTAAACAGTTTTAAAAACTGTCTATAAAATTCTTGTACTTTTCAACTTTATTCTTATTCATCTCACAGTTACCTGTTTCATATTGACTTAGTAACGATTGACTGCATCCAATGTATACTGCTATTTGTCGCAATCTAATACGTTTTCTTCTACGCTTTAACACGTATTCATCTTTAATGTTCACTTTGACTTACCTCCTGCATTGAAAATTTTAAACGATTACAAAAATAAATAAGGGAGGGATTGAAGCCCCTCACCTCATACGGTTGATTATGCTTTTAAAGTGTAAACGGCTACTGCTTTTTTGCTTGAAACTTCAAGCGTTGTTTCACAAACTACTTGACCCTTAATTGAATCACCAGTTTTACCTAATGCTTCAAATTGTGGTTGACGTAAGAAAGCAATGTTTACAGAGTTTAAGTCGAATGCTACGATTTTGTCAGCAGGTACGTGACGATCTAAAACGAAGTTGATTTTACCATAGTTTGTAGTAATGCTAGAAACAACTAAACCAAAGTCGTTTGTTACATGTTCGTAGTGGTAAGAACCTTTGTAAAGAGCATCGATCTTTTCTTTGATGTCAGCATTTACAAGAGCGTGAAACTCACCATTTTCTATACCTTGCTCCCATAACTTACGTACTAAACCTTTGATTTCTTCTTCTGTGATTTGACCAGAAGTAGTACCTGTAAGTGTGTTGTTAGCGTGAGCAAACTTTAGGATACCATCCATCTTACGGATACCAGAACCAGAACCATCATCTTTAACACCATTGATTAATCGTTTCTCGATTGAAACTTTAACCTCTGCAAGACGGTCATTGATTTCTTGTGCAAATAAGTCATTAACTTTTCCAGTTGCTTGCGCTGTACCAGAAACCTGTGTTGACTTTAAGAAGATTTCTAGAACGTTGTTAAGTTCGGCACGAACTCCATTTACAAAGTTAGTTGCTTCTGCTCCCTCTGCAACAGTTACATCAGAGAAATCTAAAGTTTTTTCTCTCCAAGTGTGGATTTTTCCAGTTGTGTCCACGTATTGTCCTTTGCTCATTAGTAATGTCATGAATGGAGTTGACATTGGAGCAATCACAGCGATTTCATCAGTAAGGTGAATATTTTCTAAATTTGTTAATTTGTTAGTATCTAACATTTGTTTTCCTCTTTCCTAAATTAGAATTTCAATTTGTTCTTAATCATGCCATTAACGTCTTTATTCTTCTTAGCGATAGAATAACCGTCTACAGTTTTATGATTAGAAGGTTGATAGCCACGAGACAATTCTAGTGAACCAATAATTTCTTTTAATTTTTTAATTTGATTTTGTAATGCTTCTGTGTCATCCACATCTGCATTGATGAAGTCAGCGAAGATTTCAACGCCTTCTTCTTTGAGAGTTTGTTTAACCTCTCTTTGCCAAATTTGCTCTAACTTCTGGTGAATTTTAATTTCATCATCTGTCTGCTCTTTTGGCTTGTATTGTGATAATTCATCAATCTGTGCTTGAAGTACGTCAATGTCTTTTTGTGTGTAAGTTTTTTCTTCAACAACCTTTTCTTGATTGTCTTCTTCAACAACTTCTTCTGTATGTACATCTTCCACTTGCTCATCAGACGCTTGAATTTCTTCTACAGCATCGTTTTTGATTTCATCCATTTCAAATTATCCTTTCTTAAATTATTTCTTAGTGTTTAACTCACCCTCGATATGAGTAAGTCGAACATCCATTTTTTCCATTGTGTCTGTAATTCTGTCTAATGCATCACCTTGTTTTTCAATATGATTCATTAACTTTTCCTCACGAACTTTTGCTTCTTTACGTGTATCCCAAAACAACCATCCAAAAAGAACAGCGAAGATACCGTTTTGAACCAACATATCCCACATAGCGTTTAAATCTACGCCCTGCACGACCATTAAAATTATGTCTAACATCTTATTTTCACCGCCTTAATTAACTAGCCATTAAGCATCGATGTTGTGTACTTTTTTTAGATGTTTTACAACTAATGCAACTGTTACATCTCCATCTAATTCATCAACCTCTTGCTCACAGATGTAGTATCTAATTTCATCGTAGTAATACACTTCCATTTTATCGACAGGATATCTTGTATTTCTTGCATCAGACATTTAATCACTTATTCTATTTTCTTTTTGTCTTGCCACTCAGTGAAATACATCATTCCATCAAGCACCTGTAGCATTGCTTCCATTTTTTCTTGTCTTTTCTCCATCCTGTCTAGACGATCATTAGCACGATTCAAGATAAGTTCATTGTCTTCTAGAACCTCACCTAATCTATCTTCGATATTTTTTGCACCCGCCAAAAACTTCATCAGTTTTTCTTTAATTTTAATTGCCTTTTCAGCAATCATTTCTAAACTTGTTAAAGACGTTTCTTTCAATTAACTTCACTCCATTTTGATTTAAAAAAATTAGAGAGACATGGCTAGTGTCCCTCTCTCCATAAGGAAAATAATTTTTATTGTAAAGATAAACTCCTAGCAAGTTACAACGACTGTTCACACCATCGTAACTATTTTTATGTGTATTACCCAAAGGAGGTTGGGCAAAGTACAATCATTATAAAAATTCAATTAGTTAGTAAAAAAATATAAACCCTCTCATTAATTAGTGGTTTTTAGAGAGTTTTTAGGTCATTTTTCCAGAAATTATTTTTAAAAATATTTCTCTCATTAATAAAGCCATTAACTCAACAGTTTTGTGTCGGTTTTTTTAAAAATATTTTTGAGGTTTCAAATTTCTCATTAATTAGTGGTTTTCCAAAAAGTTTCTCCTTATTTAATACCAATTTAAAGATAGTTCCTTCATTAATAAGGGTCATATAAAATCACTTTTGTGCTTATTTTAAATCCTTTCACCCAAGACATATGGATAAGTATGCTAATATATTAGGAGAATAGGAGGAATAGTTGTGAATTTTAGAAAACTTACTACAGGGACTTATATCATTATAGGAATCATAACAGTTTTAATATTATTAGTAGGTGTGCCTGCCTTTGTAAATTATCTAATGAGTGTTCATGTTGTTAGAGTGTATGGCGATACACCTGCTTGGATAGGTTTCCTTGGCACTTATATCGGTTCAATCTTGTCTGGTGCTATTACTTTAATAGGTGTGCTACTAACCCTAAAGCACAGCGAAAAACTGAATAAAACAACATTAGATTTAACAAGAGAGGAAACAAGACGCAATATGCTACCTAAAATGATTATGCATGCAGAAGAAACTCTGGATCTTATAGATGAATTTCTGGACACAGTTCATGAACTTGAGAGAGCAGATAAATCTGACATAAATAAAAATCTATTTGAACGAAGCCATAAGTTGTTTAAGGTCGATAGCGATTTTCTTCTCACATATACCCAAAGTTTTCTCACTTTAGAAGAAAAA